CCCAACGGTGCGCCCAAAAGTGGTGCTAAAGTTTTTTCGGGCACTGCTTAACGCAGTCAAAGCTTTAAGCTCGTATTCTGCATTTGCCAAAACATCTTGGCGTTCCCGTTGCGTAAGTTGACGGGGCTTCATGCCATGTGAAAGGTCTTCGTGAATGTGAATTTCACTCTCTATATATTCACTATTAGGCTTTTTAGAAAAAGGTTTTTCAGGATTGTACGCAGTAACCAAATACGCCGCAGGACTTAGGTCCTCAACGTCCTGCATTGTAATGTCTTTGTACTTGTAAATAGGCTCCCCGGTTTGATCGTCAAATTTACCTGTAGCCTTGTACCCCTTCTTCTGCGGTTCTACCGCAAGCATTCTTTCAATTCTTGGAACATAATTATCATTGCCGCGACCTGTGAAATCCCGATAAGACACAGAAGCGTCAGTCCCTATTGAAAATCCGGGGCGTCCCTTCTCCGCACTCGCCGCAGGCCCCTGACCAAAAGCATCTCTAATGCGATTGCTAAAACCAAAATTCTCTAAAAGTTCCGTAACATCAACCTTCTCTCTAGAAGCAAGGTCGGCAATTCTAGAAGGATCTATAGTGTATTTATCCACAGGCGCAGCAAGTGGGGGCCTGTTCCTCCCGAAAGAATCTGGACCTCGCTTAGAATCTCCAAAAATAAGATCTTCCAGATTATCTGGGACTTTAACGTCCATGCCCATATACTTTGAACCATGCGCTAACCCGCGTATGCCGCCGCTTCCACCGCCCAAGCTGCGAATTGTGACAGGGCCCGGTTTCCGCGATTCTTGACCCCCTCCTAAAAGAGGACCAAAGGGGCCTATGCCTTTTTCAACCACGAAGACATAAGGTTCTAGGGCCTCGTCTATGTCTTCTACCCTATCAACGACATCTAGTTCGTTCATAGCAGTTTCACGTTCACTTATTTCTCTACGAAGACTGTCTACAGGATTCAATAAAGCTTCTTCAGGATTTTCAAACCTTCTTTGTACAGCGCGGGCTTCACCCTCTCCATACACTGTTTCATACGCCTGCACCGCGTAAAGTTTTAAAGCTAATGGGTTTTTAGCGGCGGCCTCTGGAAAACGCTCTTCAAGCATTTCATATATTTGTGCGGCAGACGCCCCACGGGGAAAACCCTCTATATCTTGAACAGCGTGTTGAACTTCGTGAAACACCACCGATTGAAATTCTTTTGCATTATCAAGATCTTTTATAGCGATCATTGGTTTACCAGAAGGGCTCTCTGACGCATTAACATATGCCGCCGTAGGAACATCAAAGGGTGACTCTCCTTCGTTCGCAGTAAGTCGGATAACTTCTATGTCTCTTAATTGAGGATACTCATCAAAAAGTTCTGGAAAATCAACAACCTCATCTAATGTCAAAGCTCTGCCGCCAAGTGTTACCAGAGCCCCATTCTCTATAAAAACACCTTTTCGATAACTGTCGTCTAAACCAAACGCTTCCCCACTTCCGTAGTCTATGTTTTTCATACCCACCGTTTCAGAGCGAAGAGACGAGTTTCTCGTTGGAATTTCAAACCTAAATCCTTCTTGCCCAGAAGACATGGAGGAGGTTGGCGCCCCAAATATGGCATCATCAAAGTAGCCCTTCACAGATCTAAAAATGTCGTCAGCAGATTTGCCCATAGCCCGCAAAGACAAGGCTGTCTTTTCTCTTGCTGCCCCAGTTTTAGAACGACGACCACCCATAATTCCAAGAACAGTGCCCCCGTCTCCTGCTGTTCTCGCAATGCTCTTTGCTGTGCCAAGGGCCAAGGCCCCGGAACCTGTTACCAAAAACGGATCAATAGTAGATATTTGTCCCGTGTCCGCGTCCTTTACACCTTCAAAACCCTGCGTTGCAGCAATGCCCGCAGCAAGCTGTTGCGAAGGTATCTGCTTAACCGCTTCTACAAAGGACTCTGCGGTATCTCCGGGGTCCTCAATAAACTGTCTATAAAAGTCAATGCCGCTTTGGACAATAGGAGGTAATGCCGCTTCGGCCTCCCCGTATGTTCCCTCAACAGTTTCCCCCGGGTAAACAACACCCATGTCTTCATAGGTGCTTTGGCTCCTTGGAGTTATTACAGGAAAACGAGTAGGAGACAGATATTCCGCGTAGATAGATTCAAGACCACCCAAAATGGGTACGTCTCTAAACTGTCTTAATTCTGGTGGGATGCCCTGATAGAAATCGTCTTCATCCATAATATGCGCGGACCCTTGTGTACTTTTCTTCGTCTATGTCCCAATCATCAGACGGCAAAGACACAAAGTTGCCCTGTCGGTAACGCATAAGAGCCTGTGTCATGCTATCCACAAGGTCATCATACTCGCCATTTGGAAAAGCCGCAACTTCCTCTATCATCTCGTCCGCAAACGGATCATCCGTGGCATACACCATACCCGCCTCAAACATAGGTGAAACAGAGTGTACGCGAGACACCTTGTCCGTTCCACGAGACGGGGTAAAGTTCACAACAGGAATACCCATATTGCGTAATTCTTGGGTCAGAGGGGTCCCTGAAGCCTTCGCTTCAATAATTACCGTATCAGGTTCCCAAAACTGATAGTTCTCATACGCTACCTCTTTCAATTCAGGAAAATCCCAACGCCCCTTCTTGCTGTCCAACAAAATAAGCGCAGGGGGACCCCCAGCTTCTTCCGGCCTAAATACGCCCCACGTCGTTATAGCAGAATAATCCGCCGTCTCCTTCTTGGAAAACGCCGTGTCGTAACTCTGTATTACATACTCAAGACTAGGGACATCACGCTTCTCCCATCTCTTCCACCAATCACGAGGAATGATCGCATTCTCTTCACCCGTCGGACGCTGTTGATACTGCGCGTTCCATTTGGAGGGTGGGATCGACGCCTTCACCCGTTCAAGATCGTCCTTTGACCAAAACTCCGGCCAACACGGTTCCTCGTCGTCCATGATGGCAGGCAGTTCAACAATCTCCCACTGATCCGCCTTCGGGTCCTGACCCATCTTCTTGATCAACTGACCCGTCAAATCCTTCTGCGACCACCGGGTCATAACCAAAATAATCGCACCACCCGGCTGCAAACGCTGACGAGGGCCACCAGTGTACCAATCCCAGTCATTGTCAAAACCAGACGCGCTCATCGCCGTCTGCTCAGAATGGGGATCGTCTATGATAATCAAATCACCACCACGGCCCGCAAGATTTGAGCCAACGCCAACCGCATAATACATCCCGCCGCGAGACGTATCCCAACGACCAGACGCTTTACTGTCAGCCGACAACGTGGCTTCAGGGAAAATCTCTGTATAATCCTCACGTTCAAGAAGGTTCTTGACCTTACGACCAAAAGATACCGCAAGTTCCGTAGTGTGCGTTGCCTGAATAATTTTCATACCGGGGTTTTGACCAATAAACCACGCAGGCAAAAGGTATGACGCAAACTCTGACTTGGTATGACGAGGAGCCATGTTGATAATCAATCTTTTCAGGGACCCGTCAGCTACCCTTTGAAACTTCTCCGCGATTATTTGATGGTGGGGACCCGCAATAAACTCCGGCCAGATAGCTTTTACAAACGATAAAAAGTCGTTCTGACAAGCTTCAATGCGATTTAGATGCGCTAATCGCAGTTGTAACTTGATGGCTTGTTCTTGGACATCTGAACTCATAGGGGCCCCTATATGTGAAGGTATAAGATAACACTTTTATTATCGCGGTAAAACAGAATCTTGATAATTACTCATTTTGGGCGTCTATCAAATAGTTCAATACCAAAAATTTATATTAGTCCTCAAAACCTGTTTGTTTTTTTATTGTACCGTTTGCGAAAAACTTGGATCTTGTCGTCGTCTGGCCGGGCAGCCGGGCCAAATTTTTTTGGCCGTGGGCCTGTAATCGTTGTCCACCCTCGAAAATTAAGTTTGCCGGGGCCCCGTGCCATTAATGCGCGAATGTTGCGGGAATATTCGCGGGCCAGTGATCCCGGCGCGGGAATCACGCAACCCGGCGCGGGAATCGCGCCCGCTGCCGGGCGGTAATCGGTCCCCGGATCAGTGACACTCGCGCCCGGTCCCCGGTCACTGGTAGGATCTAGCGAGAGAAAAGGCCGGGGGCCTTTGC